ACCGCAGTCAAAGATCTCTTTCCTGAGAAAGAAATGTGGGAAAGAATTTCTCAATGTGACATTAACAAGGAATGGTCGGCATCTATCGTTCAAAACAAGGGCGAACTGCGCGTTTACTTTTGTGAAGTGGCCGCAAGCTTCGATCTTGCACGAAATCAAGATCACGGACAGCCTGTTGTTGATGGCTGGTGGAATTCTGTCGCGCGTGACTTCGAAAATCAGATCAAACTTTTCTGCCCTGGTTGTGGCGTGCCTGCTAAGCAAAAGCCTGCGAAAGATAGCGACGAGATCGACACCTACACAGTAAGCAATGCCGACATCGCTTTGAAGAACCACCGTAAAGCCGTATTGTTAGAAAAGGAAGAAACAGTCAACAAGCGTGTGACCCTCTATAACAGCGGCGGCTAATATGTCATTCAACCTAGATAAGTTTTACGCTTTTTGTCGCCAGCTTCGCATTGAGACCAAAGAACAAGGTCTCAGGCGCATGGATCATTTGCTGGGTACGCAGACCTATGTGATGAACGAAATCGCCAAGGGGCTCAACGATGACTGCCATTTTTTCGTTATTCTTAAAGGGCGTCAGTTGGGCATTACTACCATTTCTCTGGCTCTTGATCTTTATTGGCATTTTACACATCCAGGTCTGCAAGGAACTCTCACTACTGATACAGAAGAAAATAGGGATATGTTCCGCACCACGCTGGCTATGTACATGGACGGACTTCCTCGTGAATTCAAAATACCGCAAGTTACACATAACCGTAATGCGCTTTCTCTCAAGAACCGCTCGCGACTGTTTTACCAGGTGGCAGGATTGCGCGCTAAAGGCTCGCTTGGACGCGGTAAAGCAATCACATACCTACACGGTACTGAAACAAGCTCTTGGGGCGATGAAGAAGGGCTTGCTTCTCTGCTTGCCTCGTTAGCTGAAACAAACCCTGACCGTCTTTATCTTTTTGAAAGCACGGCACGCGGGTTCAATATGTTTCACGATATGTATGCAACAGCCAAACGTGCTCGCACACAGCGCGCGATTTTTTGTGGCTGGTGGCACAACGAACTCTACATGGCAGACCCAGCAAGCGCAGTTTACAAGACCTATTGGGATGGCCGTTTGACCGGCGAAGAAAAAGAATGGGTGCGCGACATCAGGAAGCTTTATGGCGTTGAGATTAATTCGCGTCAGATTGCTTGGTGGCGCTGGAAACTACATGAAGGCATTAAGGACGACAGCCTCATGTATCAAGAATTCCCGCCTACGGAAGACTATGCTTTCGTGATGACGGGGACAAACTTCTTCTCTAACGCAAGGTGCTCAGATGCCGCGCGCTCCGCGAAAAATAAAAAATTCGACGCTTACCGCTATGCGTTCGGCGCGAACTTCCAAGACACAGAAGTCCTCAAAAGCTCAGAAAAGCTCTGCACCCTCAAAATCTGGGAAGAACCAATCGACACAGCGTATTACGTTATCGGAGCTGACCCCGCATACGGATCGAGCGATTGGGCAGACAGATTTTGTATTCAGGTCTTCCGATGCTACGCTGATGGTATTGATCAGGTCGCCGAATTTGCCACAAGTGAACTCAATACTTACCAGTTTGCCTGGGTTATCGCTCACCTGGCTGGAGCGTATAAAAATTCTACGCTTAATCTGGAAGTTAATGGCCCCGGCCAAGCCGTCATCAACGAACTCAGAAACCTCAAGCGCCAAGCAAGTGTGACACCGATTGAACAAGGTGGCCGTGAACTCATGGCTGTCTTGTCGCACATGACCAATTACATCTGGCGCAAGAACGATACGCTTGGTGGCATTTCAAATTCGATTGGCTGGTTGACCACGCACGCATCCAAAGAGCGTATGCTTAATTACTTCAAGGACTATTTCGAGCGAAACATCTTGACGGTTCACTCGATGGATCTGCTTGAAGAAATGAAGGGCATTGTGCGCGAAGGTGGTTCAATCGGCGCTCCTGGTCGCGGTAAGGACGACCGAGTTATAGCCGCAGCCCTTGCAACCGCAGCCTATGCCGAACAGGTTCAGCCACAACTGCTCATGCGTCGCTTGACCCGCGATATGTCTAAGTCGCAAGAAAGCTTGACGCCAGAAGAGGTTACGGTTGGCCGCAACGTGTCTGATTACTTGAAGCGGATCGGATATGGCTCATGATGAAGATCTTACCGAAAGCAGAAATCTACCGCCAAATGGAAAGGTTCTGGCGGGACGAGGACAAAACCCTGTCGATCCAGATGTTCGCCGAGTTTTGTGGCCTTTCAGCAAGCCTCCTGTACCGTGTATTCCACGACAAGACGCTGCCTATGACGGAGCACACCCAAATCTGCGTGTCCCGCGCGCTAGAACGGATGGCAAGAGGTGACGTATTAATGGTTTATGGGCGCGACCAGAGCCGTAAACTGCTCTATCGCCAAGAACCCAAGCCCAGGATCGGTCGATCTCAGGCTTTGACCATTAAAGATGGAAAAATTGGCTTGAAAGTCGGTCTAGTGAACAAATCTGACTATTCAGAGCCCACTTTTGAGGAAAAACTGACCGTTGGAGGACAAAATGGCAATTCTGCGTGACTATAAGTGCGAAGAACATGGGTTTTTCACAGCTTGGGAACCAAAATGCGAGCATTGTGATCGAGAAGTCTTTTCGGTCATTCTTAAAGCGCCCACCATGCGTGACAGCGTCGTGGCTGGCCGCTCAAAGAAGAATGATAGCAATATCAAACAGTTAGCTAAAGACTTTGGCATGACAAATATCAAGTCAACCAAAGAAGGCGAGGCCCAAGACGGCTATCTGACGCGCAACAATGCTGAAAAAGGCGCCCAAGAAAAGGACTTCGAGGTCCAGCAAAAGATGAACGGCGTCATCTGGGGTGGCGATCAGCGTTACTCGATGCAGAATATGCTGTCCGGCGGGGCGGTTCGGTCGGCTATGGGTGAGGCTGTTGGCTTTAATCCGAAAGATGCTAATCTACCCAAAACGCTCCCCACGGTCGTTCACGCGAATGACCCAACGCTGAAGATCGACAAATGATCATTCCGAAAGACCCGCAGGAACGCGAAAGGTTCTATTTGGATCTCATGCGCAAGTGCTTGGTTTCCCGTGAAACACGGAAAGCCGACTACACGGCCATGAAATCCTATTACCTGTTCGGGAACGGGCCGGAAGACTCTCCGGCTCTTTACAACAAGATCTACCCGCACATCGACCAGCTTATTTCGTTTCTCTACTCAGCCGACACCACCAGGTTTTCAATTAACTTAGGTGCCGAAGCAAGTGAAAACGAATACCGTTTTATTCCAAAGCTTGAGCAAGTCCTTAACGATGAATGGAATAATTCGAATGGCGACCAGGTATTCGGCACAGCCCTGACCTGGGCAATGGTCTACAATAGCGGCTTGATCAAGCTCGTTTATGCCAAGAACGGCATTCACCCCTACTTTGTGGACCCGTCAAACTTTGGCGTTTTGCGAGAAGATATTCCCTACACCGACCGGCAAGAAGCTTTCGTCCATACCTTCTATATCACCAAGTCTGACCTTTATGCGCGACTGTACTCGCACCCCCATCGCGAGGCCATCATCAAGCGCATTTTGGCGTCTCAGCACCAGGAAGAGTATGTGCCAGAAGGGCTCGACCGCGTGATTTTGTCTGCGGTTGACCCGCAAATGTATGGCACCGTCGATCTCAACCTCTACGGCTATAACCGTATGAAGCCAGAGGTCGAAGAAGACACGGTCGAAATGACCGAGCTTTATGTATGGAATGACGAGATCAATGACTATCAGGTGGTGACAAAAGCTGACCCTGACGTTGTGATCTATGATCGTCCCAATGAAATGTTGTTTTTGAAGGGAGAAAGCCCCTTCATCCAGATCGCGCCAAACCCGATGCCCCATTACTATTGGGGCCAGTCTGAAGTGCAGCGCTTGATGTATCTGCAAGATATGCGCAACAAGCGTATGCAGGAAATCTTGGACCTGTTGTCAAAGCAGGTTTCACCCCCGACGGCTTTGATTGGTTTTACTGGCATTTTGGACGAAAAAAACTTTGCCCTTAATCGTGCCGGTGGCCTATTCGGCACCGATATGCCTAATGCTAAAGTCGAACGTCTTGCTCCTGATATTCCGCAAAGTGTCTATGAACAGTTGCGCGAGATTGACGAGATGTTCGCAGAAGCATCTGGTATTTCTAGCGTTCTGTCTGGTCGTGGTGAAACGGGCGTTCGCTCTGCCGGTCATGCCTCACAGCTCGCTAGATTGGGTTCATCCCGCGCTAAAAAACGCGCATTGATCGTCGAAAGTGCGCTTGAAAAGGTCGCAACGCTCTATCTGAAGATCATTCAGGCGTATGACCCGACGCATTACACCGATACAGACGGAATGAAGTTTATCGCTGAACAATTCACGAAAAACTACGTCGTAAAGGTCGATGCGCACTCGAATAGCCCAATCTTCATGGAAGATCTGCGCGCTCTAGCATTCAATCTTTATAAGGCTCAGGCTATCGACAAAGAGAGCTTGATTGATATGCTCGATCCGCCGATGAAGCAGATGCTCAAAGAGAAACTGAAAAAGCAGGAAGAGGCCGCAGCAAACCAGCCACCGCCTGCCAACGTTCAACCTCTTCCAAAGAAGGCGTCTTGATATGGCTGAAATGCGTCAAGTCACGGTTGGTGATCAGCCTAGATCTGAAACTCCGCAGCAATCGAAAGATGCTGGGCGTATGTTGACCAAGGACTACTCGGCTGACTTGCAATATCGCAATACGTCTGTCAATAATTCGACAGGTCGTGCCGTTCAGCGGTATGATCGGCAAATGAGGAGGTCGTGATGTACAAGTCTATGATGCGTATGAAGGGTCGTAAGGCTCGCCGCTAATTGCGGTGCGGGCCAGCCCCGCGCTTAGCAACTCCTATCGTCCTGAGAGGGGCGGGACGTTTCTAAAAACTACCCCTCCTTGACATTCACCCGCATTTAGCGGCTACTAGACGTAAATTGGGGCTTTCTACATGGCCGAACAGGACATCTTAGCGTTGATGCAAGCGCAGCCTGGAATGGACAACTCCACTCCGGTCGCGCCTGATACCATGACGCCTCCTCCCATGCCTTCGCCCATGTCCACGCCAGAGCCAAAAGCTGGCAATCGCGAAGCCGCCATGATCAATGTCAGCATGGCGATGGACCTCATCGAGCAGTCTTTGCCTGCCATTGGTTCTGAGACCTCCGAAGGTGCGTCTCTCATGCAGGCTCTTAGCAAGCTCTCCACTGTTCTTGGACCCAAGAAGCAAAAAGCTGGCGAACTACAGCGCGCCGAGATTTTGCAGCTTCTCCAGAACTTGCCCCAGGCTGGCGGCGGTACTCCCCTTTCTCAAGCGATTGGGCAGAGCCCCCCGAACCTTGGCTTGATGGGCTCTCCCGCTCCTGCTCCGGCAGGCGCTCCCCCTGCAATGCCGCCCGGTATGCCGCCTGGTGGCCCTACCCCAGCACCCATGTAAGGAGACTACCGTGGACGTTTTTAAGCCCCGTGGCTCGGCTAAGCCTCGTAATCCGACGACTGACCAGCAGCAGAATGGTCAGATCACTAACACCCCGCGTTATGACCGTTTCGGCGGCCTGACCGGCCCTGCCAAGACCTCGGCGAAGAACATCTACAAGATTGTTCCTCCCGGCGACGGCAAAAAAGTCATCTAACCATAGATAGGGGACAACTATGGCATCGCTCGAAGATCTTACTCCTGAAGCCCGCGACGAACTCGCGGCACTTGCTCGTGAATTGTCTGAAAACCCAGATACTCGTGAGCATTTCCTGCGTCTGACTAAAAAGGCGCGTCCTCAGATGCCGATTGGCGAAATCGACCTGAAGGACGAGATGACGAGACGGCTTGAAGAGGCTCAGGCTCGCGTGGACCAGCTTGAGGGCAAGCTGCGCGAGAAGGACGCTGTCGATGAGCTTGAGCGTCGTCGCAACACGCTTCTCAAGAAGCGCGGGATGAAGGACGAAGACATCGCGGAAATCGAGAAGTTGATGCTCGAAAAGGGCATTACCTCTCACGAAAGCGCCGCAGACTACTATGACTGGATGCGTAAGGCGGCAACGCCTACTCCAGAAAAAGCCTTCTCTCGGAATATGCTGGACGAATCTGCTAGGGATACGCTCAGTAAATTCTGGAAGAATCCTCAAGTCGCTGCGCGCGATGAGGCTGCTAAAGCTCTTAATGAACTTAGGAAAAATCCTAAGCCAATCGGGCTTTGAGCGATGTGGGGGACGGACGTTACAGAAACTATGAGGTAAACTATGGCAATCGGTGGCGGTATCGTTCCTGCATCGGGCAGTACCCAATTTACGGAACTGACCTATGTTACTCGCCGCGCGTTCATCCCCAAGATGGTCGTGCAGATCTACAACTCGACCCCGCTCATGGCGGCTCTCATTGCTAATAGCCAGACGGCTACGGGCGGTGTGTCCTCCGTGACGGTGCCGGTTCAGGGTGCTCAGTTTGTGAACGCTCAGTGGTCGGATTACTCTGGCTCCTTCAGCCAGCCGTCCGTCCAGCAGGGCGCTTACAACGCTGAATTCAACCTGAAGCTGATGATTGCGCCTGTGCCGTTCCTCGGCATGGAAGGCGCTGTCCAGCAGGACCACGCGATCATCCCCTTGATCGAGGCTCGCATGAATGATGCGACCAACGTCATGATGGATGCAATGGCGACGGCCCTCTACAACAACACCACGAACACTCAGGCGTTCACCGGTCTCCCGGCGGCGGTTGACGATGGTACGGGCACTCCCTCTTACGGCAACATCACCCGTTCTGCCTCAGTTAACCCCTGGTGGCGTTCGAAGGTTTATGCTGCTGGCTCGGTCAATCCGACCCGTCAGAACGTGCTCCAGTACATCTCTGGCACGGTCAAGAACGGTGCGGAAGTCCCGACCTTTGGCGTTTGCGGCTTTGGTACATGGACCCTGCTTGCTCAGGACTATGTCGGCCAAGAACAGTATGTCATCACCCCAGGCTCCAGCTTCGACGGTGATGCCAATGGTCCTGGCTCGGCGTTCCGCGCCCTTATGGTCGCTGGCGTTCCGATCTATCCCGACCCGTACTGCCCCGAAGGTACTCTCTACCTCCTGAACACTAACTACCTGTCGCTGTACATTCACGACCAGGGCCAGTTTGTGTTTACCGGCTTTGAGAGCACCCTGCCTAACTGGCAGATTGGCTACGTCGGTGCGGTCATCAACATTGCGGAATTGGTTTCGACCAAGCCGAAGTCGATGACCAAGGTGACGGGTTACAACTCTTTGAGCATCTAAGGAGAACCCGCACATGGCACTCGGTCTTAACAAGATCATCCTCGCAAACGCTACGGCTAACACTGCCGGTGCGTATCTTCAGCCTGTGACTGTTTCCAGCGTTGGTGCTGGCAACGCCACGGCTATGATTGATGCGAAGCTCATCCCGGCTGGCACCTACATCCTGCCCGCGACGGCTAACTGCGTCATCGAAGTCAATGCTTACACTGGCTCGGCTAATAACTGGACCACCGTGAATGCAAACGGCGTCGGCGGCGTTGTTATCTCTGATGGCGTCAACGTCCGTGCAAACGCGACGGCTGGCACGATCACCGTCAATTTGTGGACGGTCAATGGCGGTAATGCGGCTCCGATGTCTTCATACGCTACGTCGTAAGGAGGCATCATCATGTCCAACCAGAACCGCGTCGGCTCGGAAACCCAGGACGGATTTGGCAACAAGCGCCTAGCGACTGTTTCCATTCCGGTCTCCCTGGCTACCACTGCAAATGCGGTCGCAACACTGCCTATCTTGAGTGGCGGCACGAGTGGTTCGACGAAGTACATCATTCGTCGTATCACCGTGTCGAACCTCTCGAATAGCGCAGGCGGGACTGCCCCGAATGCTGCGGCTGCGAACGTCACGGTCGGCATCACCAATGACGGTGCCAACCTTGTGGCGAATACAACAACGCTCACCAACCTCACGTCGGCTACGACTTATGTCGATCTGACTCTTCACACGGACACGCTCAAGACGCTCTATACAGCTAACACGCTGTTCCTGAACGTCACGGCAAATGTGGCAAACGCTCAGGCTTTTGTCTCTGTCTATGGTGATGTGGTGACGTTCTAATGAGCACAGTCTGGGTCGTAAACAAGACTGATGCAGATCTAAACGCTGGGTGGGCCGGAGCGCAGTATGCTTTCAAGCAGAATGCTCCGGTCGAAATTCCACTAGATGCTGCTCAGAATATTTTTGGGTATGGCCTGGACAACAAGTTTGAGTTTGTGGTTCGGCTTGGCTGGACTATTAGCTCAAACGACTTGCCGCAGGCTTATGAGCGTCTCGCAATGTTTGAGATCTCAGTCGAGCGGCCAACGATCTATCGCGCATCGTCCCCAGCGGTAGACCAGACCCCCGTTCCTGTTATCCAACGGCGGGAACGGGGGAAGGGGACGCAGGCAGCAGCATGATGTGGAGCGTAAATGACCACGCTGAACGACTACATCACAGCCACAAGACGCTTGCTGCATGATGCCAACGCAAATTTCTGGACAGACCAAGAGCTGACTGATTACATCAACGGCGCTCGCAACCGCTTGGTTCGCGACACCGGTGTTAATCGTACCATTCAGATGAGCACGGCCAATCAGAGCCAGGAAGTCTATGCGTTTTCTAGCTTGCCGCAAGGCTCTAACACGCTAGACATCATGAACATCAATCTGTATTGGGGCAACAGCCGTATTCCACTGCGCTATATGCCGTGGACCCAATTCAACGCGCAAATGCGTTATTGGACTAACTATATCGGCCAGCCGGTAGCATTCTCGGTTTATGGGCCGCAGAGCTTTTATCTTGGCCCGATCCCAGATCAAGAATACACGATTGAGATCGATACCATCGTTCAGCCGACCAACCTGGTTAACTTGAGCGACGTTGAGACTATTCCGCTTCCATACACGGAACCCGTGCCCTTCTATGCGTCTTATACTGCAAAGTATAAAGAGCAGAGCTATGGGGAAGCTGAATTGTTCAAGAACGAGTACATCAAGAAGGTACAGAACATTCTTGTCACCTCGTTCCAGCGCCGGATGCCTTCTCCTTACAGTCAGGTGTAAGCGATGGCAGCGTCTCCTGAGCAAAAGAAAAACTATCAGGTCGTTAAAGCCTTCAGGGGCATGAACACGAGGCCAAATCGCACGGCCATCGACGATACTGAGTTTTCATGGCTTGAGAATATGCAGCCTATTGGGTTCGGCAACATCAAAGCCGTGCCCATCAGCGCAAACGTGACTGTGACGGGCGGCAATGCAGTCGTTTGGTCAAACACCGTCAGCGCACTCTACAGCGTGAACCTGAGAAACGAAGACTACATTGTCGCGTTTCAGGAAAATGGTGGCGCTGAGTATTACAATATCGACACCTCGACTAAGGGAACGCTTGCTAATTCAAGCACCTTTAGCGCTGGCGATGTGCGTTTAAGGCAGTGGAAAGCAGAGCGAGCAATTATTGCTGATCCCAATAAAGGATACTTTTCT